CGAGCACGTCATCGGAATCCCCGATGTCTGGGTCATCAGCATTGATCAGGCCGGTGGTTCCGTCGTCAAGTCCCGGTAACTCACCTTCAATATTAATTGATTTTAAGGCCTGTGCGGCGTTGTTTTTAAACTGCATACTTGCAGCAACGTCCGCAATAATCGGGAGTATCTTAAGGGAACCACTCTTCATATCTTCTCTAGATACCCCAAAAGAAAAGGAGCCCACGTCTATGCTCTTGGCGATTGTATCGACATCCTCGCCTATGCTATCAACGATTTTATTGAAAGCACTTACACCGAACTCCTTGAACAGCAATCCAATAAACTCTTCTCTCTCAAGCCAACAGCGAACTCCATCGGGCGCAAAAACAGAGTCTGCACCCTGCTCCATACGCGCGATCTCAGCCATAAACTGCTCAGCGATACTTAACCCTTTGTCGCGTTCCGAGAAGAACACGGCAGTAAGAGGTCGGAAGATCGAACCGACACCCCAAGTATCAGTGGATTCGTGATAGTCATCCTGCAAGAAAATATTAACTAATTCTCCGTCAACGACGTGCCAGATTTGTTTTAGTTTATTGATGTCAATTCCAACTGCTTTAGCTGCTTCCTCAACAGGGCCATACGTCTTTTCCATCGACGTAAAGTCCACCCTGTCTTTGGGATAGGCCCATAGACAGTCATCCCCTGCCTGCGTTCCGAGGAACGGTTGAAATCCCATCATCATCGGCATGACATAGTGAATAACGACGCCTCCATAATAAGAACCACCTACGTGTGTAAGCTTAGCACCCGAAATAAGGCCATCGGTCATTCCGAAAATAGTGAACGGCTTGACCTCCACCCACGGCCCACTACTCTTGGCGGCGCTAAACTCGTCGCTGTTAACTAAATCCAAGCTTGTATCAGTAATGATATACTTGTAAACGAGGCAATAAATTGCAAAATCAAACCAGTCATAATACTTTGCGTTAAAGAATGGTCTGAAAGTGTAATATAGCATGGTGGCCAACGCACCACCTATGACCGTCGCGTCATACTGCGACTCGTCCAGCGACAACCACTCGTAACCTGCAGCTCGGCCAGCCTGGTACATGGACTTAATGATGTCGACTCTGGTTGGCTTATCCTGCAAACTTGGGATGAAAGGAACTTTCAGTCGTTGGAGCTCTTGAATGACGGGAGTTCCTACCATAGCTTCAATCATCCCGGCGAGTGCGGCGTTTGGATAGACAGAACGGGTTTTGCTCTTCTTTGGAACCAAAGAATCGCCTTCTTCTTTCCATCCATGCTTCTGAATTCTTGCAAGTAACGTAACTACGGAAGGTACATCTGACGGATCATTAACTACCATGTTGTCCAGAACATACGATATACCCTGTATGACTCTGGTAGTAGTCTCCGACTGGTCCCTAGGATCAATTGTCCGCGCGCCGACTAGCTTGCGGCAGTCTACCCCTGACTCGAGCAACAGCCTAGTTGCGACCTCATTCGTCAATTCTTTCCAGCCATGATCATAAACCGGGAACCCGATCAACCCATCGTTATCCTGATCTATGCGTACCTTACTGCAGCCTATTGGTGATAGCGATCCTTCACGCATGCCTGCTTCTTTTAACTTATCCCTAAGAAAAAGTGCACCTTGCACGCACAGCTGGGAGAACTGATTACTACCAAACTGAACGTGCTCATTGCCTTTCTGTACGAAAGTCAACGCTGATTTCTGAACGTCACCGATCTTGTTATTATCAAAACCGCCGCCGGTCATTACCTGGTCGCCTTCGACAAGCCATTGGACCCACTGCGTGCCAGATTCAGTCGCTGGTTTGAGAGACTCATGTACGGCCATGTATTGCTTTTGGTCAGCTACGATCTTCCGTTCACGTTTCTCCAGTTGCTTGGTTATCGTCGGTGATTCCTCTGTTAGGTTTCCCATCCTATCCTTAAAGGGTACGTTAAGGGGGCGTTTACCATAGCGTTTCAATCCAGCGCCAAGAGTAGGAGTGTTTCCAGCAGGGTTATCGGTAAATTCAACGTCAGTTCGCCAATACATATCAGTCAGGCGTCGGTACAAGCCGGTGTCCGCGCGCAGCTGCTTCTTAACCCTGTTAGCCACTGTCTCCATATGGAGATGCTCACGGCTAGGGATGAGTGCACCATACTCGTCGAAAGCAAAATTTCCTTCAAGAGGAGACTTTGCGAATTTTAGGTTTAATCCATCCATTAAGCTTCTCCTTGAGAATTTATTTTGCCTATGCTATCTGTCCGTG